GAACAAACACTTTATAAGAAATGGCAAGAGTTCAACGCTGATGTTTATTCAATGACACAAAAAGCATCTAAGTTCAAAAGAATAAATAATTCTATTTGGACACCATCTGATATCACCAATAAAGAACAAACTCTAATAGAGCTTTTAGCATTAGAACCTTATGTTGAAATGTTAGAGCAGGGTAATGCTAAAGATAATGAGACTTGGACATTAGTTCGTAGACTAATTCATACTATGGAGTTTACTGCTAATCCTGGTAGAAATCTAAAGTTCTTTGTAAAAGATAAAGTAACAGGCAAATTGTTAGGTGTTATATGTTTAGGTTCTGATGTAACCTCGTTAGGAGCTAGAGATAAATATATTGGTTGGTCTTTAGATAATAAATTTAAAGATGGTAAACTAAAACATACTGCTATTGGTACGACTATATGTTGTGCTCAACCATTAGGATATAATTTTTTAGGTGGTAAGTTAGTAGCTGCTTTAGTTACATCATCCGTAGTTAGAGATGCTTGGAAGAAACTGTATGGGCAAACATTAGTTGGTATGTCCACTACATCTTTGTATGGTATTCACTCTATGTATAACTCTATACCACTTTGGCGTACTATGGGTAAATCAGTTGGTAGAATAGCTCTAAAGCCAGATGACGCTACTTATGAAGTATGGCACGATTGGGTTAGAGAGAATATGGAATCAGAATATAAAAAAGCCACAACACAAAAAGAAGGAGTATCAGGTCCTCCAACTGGCGTAAAGCAAAAAACAATTAATTTAATTTTTAGAGCCGTTGGTATAAAAGCATCAGATTACGAACACGGCTTTCAAAGAGGTATCTACTATGCTGATATGTATGAGAATGGTAAAGAGTTTTTACGAGGTGAGATAGAGGAAAAAGATTTAAAGATGAAAGAAAAGTATTCTGAAGATAGTGACTACATTATGAAGTGGTGGAAACCAAAAGCTATCAAAAGATATACTAAGTTATTTGATGAAGGTAGACTAAAGCCTGAGAAGCTTTTCTATGGAGATATAGTGGGAAAGACTTGGGAGGAAACTAAAGAAATGTATTTAAGTGAAGTTGGTCGATGAACATATTTGATTTTACAAAAGAAAAAGATTCTGATAAAGAGTATCCATATAAGATACTTGTTTATCCGAACATTACATATATGCGTGACTTAGAAAAAGATTCGTATGTGGTAGTTTTGCGTAATGTAATTAAAGAACTTAATAAAGTTCGTGATGATATTCATTGGACAATAATGTCACCAGGTGATATCAAAAGTTTGACATTTGAGAACACTACACAAATACCAATTAACTTACCATCTTATCCAAACGCTATGAGATGTCATTTTAATTATAATGAAATCAAAGCAAATTTAAGATGGAAAGAAACTGATTATGATGTAGTGTACTCTCATTTGCCAGAACATACATTGAATATGAGTAACCTATTAGAGAATGACACTAATATATCTCCTAAATATGTTGGTTATTGTCATTGGTATGAAGTAGATGAAAATACAAACTATAGTAAGCGTATGCTTATGGACAATTACAATGGTATGTTAGAAATGGAAGAGTGTGGTGTAAATAGTATATGGTTGAAGGAATTGGTTTTGAAGAAGGCTAAGAAATATTACAATGATGAAATTATTTCTAAGTTAGATAAAATCATTCAACCACATTATCTTGGTATAGATAAGATTAACAATGTAGAAGTTCCAACAAAAAAGAAAACGATTATCTTCAATCATAGAGATAATTACTATACAGGTTGGACTTGGTTTATAGACAGAATGGATGAATTATACAAACAACGCCAAGACTTTACTGTCTATACCACACTCGCCGATTTAGATAGACCTTATTCCAAAAGAGTTAAGATAAGTGATAGAGATGAATATTTAGATTTTATCCGTTCAATGCACGTTGGTGTTGGAACATTTCAGAAATACTCTGCTTGGTCTATATCAACAACAGATTCACTTAGTATGGGTGTTCCTTATATTTTGCCAAACAAGCTATGTTATCCCGAAATGGTTGGAAAGGAATATCCATTGTTATATGATGGTAAAGATGAGTTCCTAAAAAGATTGAATGGTGCTTTAGATGATGATGGTAGTGTAGATAAAGCCAAAGAATATTTGAAAACAAAGATAGAAGAATTTCCGTGGGCTAGTAGAGTTCCTCAATGGTTTAATGGTTGGAGTTTTTTACAAACTGATTCGTTTGATATGATTGGAAATAAAAGTGAGTCGTATGATAAAATCGTAGATTTCATACATAAAAAGAAATCGGTTACAAAAAAAGAAATATTAGATTATCTCGGCTGGGGTGTGCGGATATCTTTTAGTCCATACAGAAATAGATTAAGAACAGAATCAACAATAAGATTTACAAAAAATAGATATGAGGTTAGATAAATGAAACAACTTACAGAACAACAAATATTAGATAACTGGAATAAGTTGATGAAACTTATTGAAGATACATTTGAAGGAGAACGTAAAGAGAAACTCTTAGAGATGTATAAATACTTTGAGGATAGAATGTCATTAGCACCTGCTAGTGGTAAGTCAGCTTATCACAATGCTATGGTTGGTGGTTATGTAGAACACGTACTACACGTAACTGATTGCGCTATTCAAATTAAAAAGATGTGGGAGTCTAATGGCGCTATGATTAACTTCACCGATGAAGAACTCATATTCGCTGCGATGCACCACGACTTAGGTAAGGTTGGTGATTTAAATCAAGACTATTATATCCCACAAGACTCCGAATGGCATCGTAAGAATAAAGGAGAAATATTTAAGCACAATCCGAAACTCCAATATATGACAGTTACCGACCGAGCTATTTTTCTTCTAAATCATTTCGGTGTTCAAATGTCGGAATGGGAGTACATCGGATTACGACTAACCGATGGTATGTACGAAGAAGCAAATAAGTCTTATTACATTTCTTACAACCCCGATTGGTCGTTAAAATCTAACATAGCGTACATACTTCACCAAGCAGATATGATGGCGACTCACATCGAATATGATGAGTGGCAACGAGCAGACGAAGAAGAAAATGTTAGGGTAGCAACAAACATAAAACAAGCCGTTAGTGGTGAAAAGAAAAAACAACCATCACCAAAACTAAGTGAGAAATCACAAGACCTTTTTGATGAATTGTTTGGAGAAAAGTAAATGTTTTTAGAAATAAGTCTTGTATTAGTGTCCGTTCTGTTTGTAACTTCCTGTTATGTTATATGGAATATTACAACAAAGTTAGAAGCATTAGAGGATTGGGTAACAGACTTCATTAATACAGTAGAAAAGATTCAAATGGAAATTAAGAAAATAGATTACAAAGGTTACTTTGAAGCGGATGACGAAGTTGGAGTAATATTTAAACAAATTAATACAGTAATAAATCAATTGAATAGATTCAAAGGAGAACAACAATAATGTCAGCAGTAACAGCAACATCAGGTTCAGCAGTTAAGAAAACTCGTAAGAGAAAGAAAAAAGGTAAAAACTATTATTTCAATCAAGGTACAGAAGATGCTATTATACTTTATAATAAAACTGAAAGTCCTTTTGAAAAAAATAAAATTTACAATGAACATATAAGAGCAGCTTTTGATAAGTTAGCTGAAAATATTATTCACACATTTAAATTTTATTACTTTGATGTAGGTTCTGAAGAAGTAAAACACGAAGTTGTTTCTTTCTTAGTTATGAATATGCACAAATTCAAAGAAGGTAAAGGTAAAGCATTTTCTTATTTTAGTATTGTCGCTAAAAACTATCTCATACTAAATAATAACAAAAACTATAAGATGGGTAAGATACATCAAGAAATGGATGTCTTAGATTATAAAAGAAATCTTATGGGAGAAAGTTCTGATTCTGAGAAATCAGAAAAATCTGTTTTATTTATAGATGAGTTACATAGATTTTGGGATTCTAATCTAACTAATATATTTCGTAGAGATAAAGATATTAGAGTTGCTGACGCTGTTTTACATATATTCAGAATAAAAGATAGTATAGAAAACTTTAATAAAAAAGCTTTGTATATTCTTATTCGTGAAATGACAGGTTCTAACACTCAACATATAACTCGCATAATTAATGTTATGAAAAAATATAATAAAAGGTTACAACACGAGTTTGATACCATAGGTATGGTTGATGTTAGTTACACAGGTTCTCTTGTAAAAGAGAATTAAAAAAAAGGGGAGTAAAACTCCCCTTTTTTGTTTTAGAACTACTTACGAAATAAACCCACCAACACCAACAAAGCGACGAGTCCAGCGAAGCCTGATTCGCCGAATGTGTTTATGATTGATGTTAAGTTTCCAATAACATTGACGCCGAAGACACCAGTTCCAAATATTACTTCAGAAACAGCACCTATAGCAACAAAAGAAGTTAATAAATGAACTAAATCATCTATATATCCTTTTACCATTGTTATTATCTCTTTCACGTTTATTCTCCCGTTAGTTAATAAAAAAAGGGCTAATACCCTATATATAAATATAACATATATTCCAAAAGTTAAATATTTTGATATTTATATATAATCACAATTAATAATACATATACGGAGTATAAAATGGCTAACGATTATGAAATATTTGAAGGTAAATCGTTATCAGATTTATTTAAAGATATATATGATAATACAGAAAGAAATAAAACACAATTAGAAGTTCTTATGAAAGAAGTAACTTCATTTATTAAAGATGGTGATACTGCTGTACAGATTATTCCTATGTTGAAAGAGTACTTAGAAATTAATGTAAAGAATGATGACCAATTAGTAAAGGTAGCTGCTATAGTACAAAGAATTATAGCTTCTGAAAGTAAAGGTAGTTCGGAAGAAGAATTTGGATTATCTGATGCTGAAAAAGAACAATTGTTGGGTGCGATAGAAGACGCTGCTACTGATTTACAAAATCATTCAGATGAGATTACAGAAGATATGAAAAGGATTGAAAATTAATGCCATTTCGTAATTCACCTAAAGTAACAAATAGAGATACAGATAAAGTAGGATTTGCTAGTTACACAGATGTCTTTAATATCTTACAAGATAATGTTGACGAAACTCAAGAATTTTATGAGATAGAACCTGCGGTAGTTTTGAATGTAAATCTAAATCCATCTACTCTCCCTAAAAAACAATTAGAAGATGGAAGACAGGTTCCTGATTATTCTTACTATGGCTCTATAGAGGCTAGATTCTTACACAGTCAAAGTGATGGAGATGTTATAGATGGATTTATAAAACCTTTATCGCCTCACTTTACAACATATCCACTAAAAGGTGAAGTTGTTAATGTAACAACGCATTTAAATAATTTGTACTATGATATGCCACTAAATCTATATAATAGAGCTAATTTAAACAGAACAGCTGGCGCTAGTGGTGAAGGGTTAGTTCTACCTCAAAGAATTAAATTCAATAGAAGAAATTTTTCTGAACAAGGAGATATTTCTATAAATGGTAGGTTTGGACACGGAATAAAATTTGGTAGTGATAAAAAATATATGTATCCAAATATAAAAATTACAAACAGACAATCTGTGCCAGATGCAAAAATAATCGATATGGATTTTCCACATACACAAGATATTAATTCAGATGGTAGTTCCATATTTATAACCTCAGGCGAATTAAAGCCGGAGTTGGAAGAGTTAGAACCATCAGCTGATTCTGTAAGATGGCCTCCATCGGTAGGTGGTAAAATGAATGGTGATATGATAACTATAAATTCAGACAAAGTTGTCGTAAACGCAAAAGGAGATGGTAAAAAAAATAATAGTGATATACATATGTTTGCAGGTAGAAATATAAATTTAAGTTCAAACTACGAAATAAACATTGGAGATAAAAAAGGTGGTGCTGTAAATTTAGGAGATCCTGATTCTGTAAATAGCGTAGTCAAAAGTATAGAATTAGAAGATGTCTTTGAAAAACTATTTGCTGGACTTGATGACTTTTTAAATGCTTTATCTGGCGCTAAAGATTCTAAACAAATTGGAGATGCAGCTGTGACTTTACAAAAAGAGATATCTTTAATACAAACAGAAAACTTACCTAAGATAGCTAGTAAAACAGTGTTTGTAGCAGATGATGATTCGGATAATGAAACCGATGATATCACAGATGTAGAGGGGGAAAGTGAAATAATATTCCAAACATCAGGAGTAAGGGGGTAATATGAGTGCTACTTCAGATAAGATAAAACAAATAATTGATGACCAAATCAAAAAACAAAAAGACAACCTAAACAAAAAGGTTGACACAGCTTTGTCTCTTTACAAAAAAGGAGACCCACAGGCTGAAAAGGTAGTTGAAGAAATAGAAAAGGGAATAGATGATGCTCAAAATCTTAAAGATTCTGTTCAAAATGTTGTAGATGGTATAGACTCAGTAAAGACTGGCTTTGATAATACTAGAACAGTAGCTGAGACAACTGAAAAAGCTTCTACTATTAGTTCTGCTCTAAACCCTGCAGCTGCCGCTATAGCATACGCTCAAAAATTTATAATAGACACATTGAAAAAAGAGATAAAAGATATTGATGATGAGTTAAATGTCGCACCAAAAATAATAGAAAGTTTCGATAAATTTTTAACTAATACAAGAAAAAAATTAGCAAAAGAAAAGGAAAGAAGAGAGCAACAAAAAAGAATTGCTGAAGAAAACAGAAAGATGTTAATTTAGATATTTATATAAAAGACAGGAGTTATTATGGCTAAAACAACAAAACTTATTGGTTTAATTAAAGAAATAGTTAAACAAGAAGTTAAAAAAGAAGTAAATAAGATATTTATTAATGAGGGTATCAAGTCTATGACTAAATCTTCAATCGTAGAAAATGATGTTATGGAGGTTTTGCCTGAAAAGAAACAAACACCAAAGGAAAAAGTCACATACACTAAAAATCCAGTGTTAAACGATATTTTAAATGAAACTGCTGGTGGTAGTGAATATGAAGAGTATCCAACAATGGGTGGTAAAACTTTTGATTCGTCTAAGATGGCAGAGACTTTGGGATATGGGAATATGATGCCTGATAAAACTAAGAGAGAAGTATCAGCAGTTCAAACAGCACAAGCAGCAGGAGCAGATATCTCTAATCCAGCGGTGCAAGATGTGATGAGTAACTTAACAAGAAACTATAGTGATGTACTAAAAAAGACAAAGGAAAAAGTTAAAAGATGAGTTCAATCCAAAATGATTTAGATCCAGATGTATATATTGGTTTAGAATTACCAATGAACTATGGTAGTCAGGGGTTCTTCAAAAGAACTAAAACTGCTTTAGAACAAACTAAATCTAATATTAGAAATCTTTTGAACACTCAAAAAGGAGAGCGATTAGGTAATCCTAATTTTGGATGTGATTTAAGACAAGTTATATTTGAGCAAGAAGGTGATGTAGAAAGTCAAATAGAAGAAGCTATAAACTCTGCTATAAAAAAGTTCTTACCATTTGTAAATGTAGTTTCGATAGACTCTGTTTTTTCTGATAGAAATACTGTAGGTGTTAGTATCAGATTTAGTTTAGCTTCGGATGCAAGTGAAGAAGAACAACTCGCTTTAGATTTTGGAAACTATGAACCAATAGATATAATTTAACGGAGATGGAAAATGCCATATTCAGCGCCTAAAAAATCAGTAAAAGAAGTTAGATATTTAAATAAAGATTTTGCATCTTTTAAAGATAATCTAATCGAATTTGCTAAAATATATTTTCCAAAAGAATACAATGATTTTAATGAATCATCACCAGGTATGATGTTTATTGAGATGGCTTCTTACGTTGGTGATGTTTTATCTTATTATATAGACAATCAATTTAAAGAAAGTCTATTATCATTTGCTGAAGAAAAAAGAACTGTTTACAATATGGCACAATCTTTAGGATACAAACCAAAACTTGCGACACCAGCCACTACTGATTTAGATGTCTTTCAGACTGTACCAGCTATAAGTTCTGGCACTGGTGCTAGTTACTCAGTTAAACCTGATTTAAGATATTCTATGGTTATACAATCTGGAATGGAAGTTAGTTCTGATTCGGGCATAAACTTTGTTTCGCAGGAGGATTGTAATTTTAAATTTTCTAGCTCTTACGATCCTTTAGATATTAGTATCTACGAAAGTAACAACAATGTTCCAGTAACTTACTTACTTAAAAAATCTGTTAAAGTTAGTGGTGGTGATATAGCTACAGAATTTTTTACTTTTAACAACGCAGAGAAATATAAAAGAATAGCTTTAGCTCAATCAAATGTAACAGAGATATTAACTTGTACAGACAGCGATGGTAATAGTTGGTATGAAGTTCCTTTCTTAGCTCAAGATACAGTGTTTACGGATATGGAGAATAAAGAAGAAAATGATGACCAATTGTATACCTTTGCTGACCAAGCTCCATATCTACTAAAACTTTTAAAGACATCGAGAAGATTTACTACGTTTATCAGAGAAGATGGTAGAACAGAATTAAGATTTGGGGCTGGTACTTCAGATAGTCCTGATGAAGAGATTATTCCTAATCCCGATGAAGTTGGTTCATCTTTACCAGGCTCACCGACTTACTTAAATACAGCTTTCGATCCGTCTAATTTTTTGGCAACTAAAGCTTACGGACAAGCTCCATCTAATACACAATTAACTATTACTTACAGATATGGTGGTGGCGTAGACCAAAATGTAAAGTCTAATAGTATAAGAAATATAAACAAAATAAACGTTACAACAGACCAAACAGGTTTATCTCCAGCATTGGTATCGTCAACTAGAGCATCTGTTGCTGTAAACAATAACATACCAGCTACTGGTGGTAAAGACTCTGAAAGTATTATAGAAGTTAAAAATAATACACTAGCATATTTTCAAGCACAACAAAGAGCAGTAACTAAAGAAGATTATATAACGAGAGTTTACGCACTTCCTCCGAAGTATGGTAATATAGCAAAAGCTTATATAGTGCAGGATACACAATTAGACAGTAGTTCTGATGCTAACTCTAACAACAGAGTGGTAAACCCATTAGCTCTTAATTTATACATATTAGGATTTGATGCAAACAAAAGATTGGTTTCTGTAAATCAAGCAGTAAAAGAAAATATACAAACTTACTTAACTCAGTTTAGAATGGTTACTGATGCTGTAAATATAAAAGACGCATTTGTAATTAACATCGGAGTAAAGTTTAACTTACTCACAAAAACAGGCTACAATAAAGACGAAGTTGTTCTAAGAGCGATTCAAACAGTAAAGGAGTTCTTTGATACTGATAAGTGGCAAATAGGACAACCAATTGTCATAGCTGATTTAGCTTATCAAATATCACTTACAGATGGCGTTTCTGCTGTAATCGCACCAACAGATAACAATGAAGATGGATTACCAGTACTAATAGAAAATAAATTTTTAGAATCAGGAGGTTACTCTGGAAATGTCTATGACATAAAAGGAGCAACAAAAAATGGAGTAGTATACCCATCATTAGACCCAAGCATATTTGAACTAAAATATCCTAATATAGATATTGAAGGAAGAGTGATTGGTGATTCAGCAGGAGATAGCTAATGCATCATTTTATTTATCCAGAATTTGATACAACTATATATCAAGCATCTGAAAGTAGAAACACAGGACTTGATGAGATATTAGAAATAGAAAAGACTATGAATCAGTCAGGCGGTAATGTAAGAGTTTCTCGTGCTTTGATAAAATTTGAATTAGAAGAAATAACAAAAGGAATAGCTAGAGGACAAATAGCTAGTGATGCTAAATATTATTTAAATATGTATGACGCTAATCCACAAGAACTTTCATATAGTCAGTCTTTATTTGCCTATCCGATTAGTGCTAGTTGGGTACCAGGTGAAGGATTTAGAGCTGATAACCCTAAGACTATGGAAGGAGCTAGTTGGAATTTTAGAGATGGATTAACTGGTAAAACATATTGGTTGGGTGCAGATGAATCAGCTGTTTCTTCTTCAGGTGGTGCTTGGTTTCAGAATGTATTTGGTTCACAATCATTTAATCATCAGACGAGAGATATGAGAATGGATGTCACTCCAGTTGTAAATAAATGGTTAGATGGAACATATTCAAATGATGGATTTATAGTAAAGAGAAGTGGTAGTCTTGGAAACCTATCTATTGATGTTCCCGAAGGAGATGATACTAGATTAGGTAATTTTTCATTCTTTTCTAGAGAGACAAATACAATATACTCTCCGAGATTAGAGATTGAGTGGTACGATACAAAATTTAGTACTGGTTCACTATCACCTTTATCATCCACAGACTTTGATGACTTACAAATTTATATGAAAGGATTAAGGCCTGAGTACAAAGAGAAATCTATAGTTAAATTTAGATTAGTTGGTAGAAATAGATTTCCAACCAAATCTTATTCAAATACTGCTTCAGAATATCTAACAGTAAAATATCTACCTAGTGGTAGTAAATCACAAATAGGTGGAGATGGTGCTTACTACTCTGTAATAGATGAACAGACAGACGATGTTATGATTCCTTTTGGAAGTGGTTCTGTTATCAGTTGTGACTCTACTGGCAATTATTTCAATTTTAGAATGAATGGTTTACAATCGGAGAGATATTATAAATTTGAATTTAAAATAGTTAGTGGTAGTGGTACAGATGAAGAAACCATACAATTTTTTGATGACGATTTTATATTTAAAGTGGTGAGATAAAATGCCTTATACGCAAGAAGAATTACAAAGTTTAACTTGGTATCAAAATTTAATAGATGAAGATGAGCAACAATATCTTCAAAATAAAGATTTGTTACTACAACAAGCAGCATTGTCAGGTTCAGCTGATAATGGTTCTCTATTAGTTAGAGATGAAAACAATACGATACTTTTGTTTGAAAATCCGTACACAAATATTATACCACAAGACCCAAGCACAAATTACATACATAGTTTGACTGTTGGTAAACTCAAAGACGATGAGAGTAGTGTGAATAATATCTTAGACAGAAACTTTGAGGAGTTATAATGGCTAGTCAACTTAGTGATAGAGATAGACTACTACTAAATGCCTATCAAGATAAAAGAGTAGGAGAGAAACCCTACGAAGATGGTTTGTGGTCTTCTCAAGGAAATAAAGATTTTGCCTACTTAGAAGTCTACGATGATTCAAATAATCTGATAGAGTTCAAAAATTTATCAACTGATAACTTTTCTACTAATCCCGATAACAACACCATAACATTTTATGTTGGAGACCATTTAAGAGATGCTGGATTCAACAATGGTGTGTATAATGTTAATTACAAATTTTTTAGAAAATTAGCCGGAGATGAAAGAGCGGTATTGGTAAGAAACAAAGCACCATATGAAGGGGATGTATGGACAGAACAATTTAACATTCAGCCTGATGGTAAAGTGTATAGTGGAACGGAAGAAGAATTTATAAATAATCCTACTATAGCCGAACAATTAAGTATAGAAGATTTAAAGTATCAGATTGATGCTATTTCTCCAAATAGAACAGAAGTAAGGTTGAAAGCTAAAAATATAAAAGGAACATACAGAGATGATTTTGTAGATATACAGACTGCTACTATAGCAACCGATGTTGGTTTAGTTATTAACTTCGACCCAAATGAATCTTCATCTGATTTATTTGATTCTAATGTGGTATCTATATCACCACAAGAAGGTGATTTTATATTTACTAAGAAAATGAAAAATGGAACTTTGTCTATACCAGATGTTTTCAAAGTTAACGAAATAGAAGTTCCAGTAAAGACAACATTAAATGCAATTCAAAATCCTGCGTTTGAAACAACTAAAATGGATACATATGGAAATGAAATTACATTAGGAGATGCTTTTCCTTGGGATAGTAGTTTACATTCTAAAGCTGTATCAGTAAATAATTGGAATTCAGGTTACAACTCATTTTCAACTGGCAATCCACACAATGGTACTGAACATATAGGTTATCATAGTCACTTTGTAAGAGGTGAAGGAGTTAATGGTGGAGTTTGCTTAAAGTTTCCCGATACTAATCAGAACTTTGTACCATTAGACGAATGGCCTGACGATCTTCCAAGTAGATATATGGCTGTTGCTCAAACAATGTTACCTTTAACTGGTCAAGGTGCAAAAGAAGGTGACTTCGTTAATATAGAATTTGATTTAAAAGGTAGTATAGCCGGAAGAGGTGTTTCAGTAAGATTAAAGTATCCAACTGCAGAGATTACAGAAGAATCTCCTGGTGATAATAATCCACCTGAAGGTTTCTACAACCCACAAGCACCTCCACCACAAGAAGATAATCCTGGAATACAAAATCCACCACCTACTTTTGTTGAAAATAGTTTTTCTGCAGCTACACAAGTTGAAATGCCACCAACTAACAATTCTAGTGGATTACTACTACAATATCCATCAATTATGTTAGATGATTTAATAGAGGGCGCAACTACTGAAATATGGGGTGGAGCTGGCGCTTGGGTAATATTGGAAGTGAATGTACAAAACGATCCTTTGACTTTGGAGTGGGGTCCGAATGTAGGAAATGACGCAGAAGGAGAATTAAGTCCTGAGCAACAATGGATGTGGAATGGAAGTCAATGGATAGCAAATCCAGAATTTCAATCACCATTTCCTGTAGCACCAAATTTTACTGTTAGTCAGGCAGAATTTCCTGATGCTGTAAATGCTCACCCATATCAGTTAGAAGGTAATGGTCAACCATTCTTTCCAAGAACTACAGCAGTCAATGAAAATAATGGATGGCAAACTGCCTGTAATGTAGGAACTAACGCAACAACATTATTATTTAAAGACGATTTGATTTGGGAGCAAAAGCATGGTAGACAAAATTTAAGTAGTTTTAAATTTCGTAAATTTTTCTCTTTTTTTAGTGGAGTAACAACCACGTATTTAGAGAATGGAAGAAGTATATACACAGATATATTTAGATATGGTTTTCTACAATCTGTAGAAAGAGTAAGTGAAGGACCTGATGAAGGAATTAAAGGTGGTTACTATGTTGTTTTTTATAATAATGGTGATAGAAATGAAGATGGAAGTTTAACAGAAGATTCAAACAGATATTTTTTCTATGGCGATGACCAAGTTCAAGTAAGAAATGGTAGTGCTGTTCAGCTTCTAAAAGATGTTGCTGGAGATGCTCCAGTTTCTTTAAATGATACTGTTTTAGAGAACAATGGAGAGTTAGAAGTATTTTACAAAATCGATGACGACATTGTAAAATATTATTTTTTTAGTGGTGACCAATATTACTCAAAGCTTGATGGTGACGATGGTGGTAATTTGGAAGATGGAAGCATAGCAGGTCCTACTGCTATCACAGCAGGTTGGGGTAGTAACTTTCCTGAAGGTGTAACTGCTATAATTGGTAAAAATCAGGGTTATGGTAGGTATAGATATATTGCTGGAGACCAAGTGTATAGGTCTAAGTCAACCACTTCAGATGGAGTTGAATCCCCAACGCCTATAGAAGACAATTTTTACCGATGTGGTAGAAGATATGGTGCTGATGGTAGTAAGAGCTTTGAAGAGGTTAGTGGGCCTAGAAATCCGGCAGCTGATAATGCTAATTTACTTCTTAGTCTTTTAGGTGAAAGCAGTTATATAGTCTATGAAGATAACTCAGGTGAATTTTCATTTGATACTAATCCAACGAGAGTAGGAGCTTTAAGTCCTCAAGAATTTTGGAGATGGAATGGCAGTCAATGGGTTCAAAATGTGGTAAGCCCTCCTAGATTTAATTACTCTTCTGTTTGGTCTGAATTAATTTCAGTAAATCAAGCAAATATTTGGGAAAGAAAATCGGTAACATTAGAGATACCTGATGATTGGTTAGTAACTGAAGATTGGATTTTTGTAATATATGGACATACATTCAATCTTGGAAACGACTTATTTGGAATAAGTTGGGTTGATAATATGAATATGAATTTTACACTAACAGACCAATCAACATTAAGAGAAGTATTTAGACCATTTACAGCACAGATAACGGATGTTTCAGCTGATGGTACTTTTGTTGTATTAGATAGAAGTTACAAACAATGTGCTATAGATTTGGGAGTGAATGACGAAGATCCAGAAACAGAAGTTTATGATATAACTAATCCACCAGACAATGGATTTGAAAGATTTAGAGTAAGTTATTTAAATTTAAATCCTTTAGATTTAAGAACGTATTTAAAGTTTGAGAATAATTTATTCCTAACAACAAATTTTAAACAAGACAAAATAAGTGTGGGAGATTATCCACATTCTGTTGTTTACAAACTTTACGAACCTTTACCTGAAAGCTTTGCTGAGTTTGATGAGTGTATAGTAGTTAAAGAAATGGCTTCACCAGTAGTTGAGTCTGTAAAAATTGTAGACTTCATTCCTGCAGAAGAAGGTAAATTGGTTCTTAGGTCTCCTGATTTGGCAAATGTGGAAAGTCCTATTAGAGCCAGAACTTCTGATTTTAAAAACGAAAATGAAATACTAACTGATGATGAAACTATATCAACAGAATTAAAGAATGAGTTTTTAAGTCAAAGTTTAGATAGCGTAGATTTAAATATAGATTACAGAAGATATGAGAACTTTGCAAATTTTAGTTCTGTTGATAAAAGAATAAGAAATTTTAGAACAAAGTTAGAGCAGATAGAAAATTACAATTCAATAAGTTCCTCTTTTATAGGAATAAGTGGTTCGGCTGGCGCAATAGCTTCAGCTGAAAATAGTGTTAGAGAAATAAAAAATAATTTTGATGGTTTTGAAAAGTATATGTACTTTGAAAGTTCTTCATATCAAAGTGGTTCTTTAGGAATATTTTACGATAATGCTTGGCCTAAAGCAAGTGGAAATGGAACATTAAGAGATCCTTATGTATTAGAAACAGTAAATTCTACTAACGCAGTAAATTGGTTTACAGAAGCAACAACATCTGGTTCTTTATACGATGATGAAAATAGTAGTAAACTAAGTAGTTTACTTCCCGAACATATAAAAGAAAATTTAGAAAACGAAGTGTTCCTAAGATTTACAGATATGATAGGACAACACTTCGATTCTATTTGGGTTTACATAAATGCCATAACCGATACATTTGATAGAAGAGAAAAATTAACAGAAGGTATATCTAAAGACTTACTATATTCTGTTGGTCGTTCTTTAGGATGGACATTAGACGATGGAAAAGATTTAATAGATTTACCAAGATTTGCTTTAGGTAAAGAAGTAACTGGCTCAGCTTACTCCGATTACTCAGCTGTAGCTGAGCGTGATATATCTCGTGAAATTTGGAGTCGTATTGTAAACAATATGCCTTTCTTTTTAAAGAACAAAGGAACAGTAAGAGCTCTAAAAGGATTGATAAATATATATGGTATTCCATCAACTATTTTAAGAGTTAAAGAATATGGTGGACCTGATTTGCCAGATGATGCTTCACCACAATTTGAAATAACGAGAAAGTTTACAAAGGCTTTAGATTTCAAAGGTGAACAATATGTAAAACATAGTTGGGCAAATGATACAGACTCAGGTAGAAAGCCGGATACTATAGAACTTAGATTTCGAGCTGCTAGTGGTTCAAATCAGATTCTACTAAACAAAGACAAAGATTTTATACTAAGATTAAAAAATAATAATTCTACAGATAACAGAGGTCACGTTTCTTTTATGTTATCAGGTTCAGAAGGATACAGAGAAGTTTCGTCTTCTGTGTTACCAATTTATGATGGGGATTTTTATTCTGTTATGGTATCTAGAACTTCTGGAAGTGATAGCGTACATATATCACAATCTTATGAACTTAATGTTGGTAAGTACGATTCGGGTAGAAGCAAAATACATTTGTATACCAGTAATACTATGACTATAACAGGTAGTATAGGTGGATACAATGGACACTATTCAGGTAGCGGACAAATTTATATTGGTGGTGAAGAAATATTAAGTTCTAGTGCTGATGGTATAATCGGTGTACCACTTACAGGTTCAATTATGGAGTACAGAAATTGGACAGAAACATTGAACACATCATCTTTCAAAAATCACATAGCTAATCCAAAAGCTTATGATGGTAATAGTATTTCATCGTCTTACGAAAACTTAGTATTAAGATACTCATTTGATGATAACAAAAATTTAGCTGCTGATACAGAAGGTATTCGTGATGTAAGTTCCAATCAAACCTCTACAGTATCAGGTTCACATAACGGATTTACAGGCAATTTCTTTAGAAGTGTGGTTGACGAACTAAAAAGTCATATACCGAGTATAGGTGCTTTAAGAAGAACAACTAATAAAATAAGAATTGAAAGTAACAATTTGAAACCTGGTGAAGTTCTTTCGCCAGATAAAAGGTCTACTGATAGTGTTTATGATTCAGCGCCACTTGACTCTAATAAAGTAGGTATATACTTTGCTCCTACTGATGTTATAAATAATGACATAATACAATCTGTAGGTAATCTAAACTTTGATAACTTTTTAGGAGACCCTAGAGACCAAACAGAATTAAAATACAGAGGATTGGAAAGAGTAGCGGATAACTATTGGAAAAAATATACTGCACCAAATAACTTTTGGGATTATATAAGACTACTAAAATATTACGACCAATCTCTTTACACACAATTAAGAAAAATGGTGCCTGCTAGAGCGAAGCCTGATATTGGATTGTTAATTGAACCTAACATCTTTGAAAGACCAAAAGTAATAACAGGTAAAAAACCAAATGCTGAAGAGAGACATTTTAGTTCTTCAATTGATGTACCAGATGCTGTATCTACAAGTGGTTCTTTTAATATAGGAACTACTATTACCAGCTATGAAGCTTACGATGGTATGATAGATATATTCACTTACGATACTGGTTCTATAGTTTCTGCTAGTGGTGATAATTTACTAAAAGAAGCAACTGGTTCAGAAGCTAGAGATAGATTTTTAGAATTAAGAATATGGCAGAGATTAAACAGAGTAGACAATTTATACGCAACATCATCTATAGTTGCAGGAGATATTTTATATGCAGAAGTAAAACAACCTATAGTATCTGGTTCTAGAATATATGGAAGAAATCAAAAGACTATGCCTTTTTACTCTTCTTCATTAAGCGCTTCTTTATTCAAAGCTTACTCATCTTCATTTTTCAATGTAGATTTAGATAACAGAGTAGAAGAGTCTACAGCTTTATTTAGAAGAATTTACAGCGGTGTAAAAAATACAAACAAAACAACAATTGATGGAGCTCCGCCAGTAGAGGTGATTGTTACAGCACCATCTAAATTGGTTTCTACAAAAGAAGCTGAGTCTACTTTGAAAACTGGTGAAGGTATTGTTTCTAAGTTCAAAGAAAAAGAACCTAAGAAAGATAAATTTGAACCTAAAGTAATTGAAACTCCTGAAGACGCTGAAGCTCAACCTAAGATTTTAGGATTACCAGAACCTAAAATTACTGCATTAAATCCAAAAGGTTTATTAAGAGGATTAAAGGGATTCAACATAAAGAAGATTGGTACAGAGGAAAGACCTATAACTGATGCTATGATAAAAAGAGAAAAGCAGAAAAAGGAAAGAAAAAAATTAAGTGAAAAGACTAAATTTGAAAGTACGCCCGATGGTAAGGGAAAAGTAATCGAACCAAAACTTGATGGTAAAGGTAAGGTTAGTAAAGGAAAAAGTGGAAAAAAGTAATAAAATTTTGAATAAGTGATATTTATATATGAATCACTTATCTATACAAAATTTAAAAATATGATTAGGAGTAAACTATGGGATTTTTAAATAATACAACTGTTACAGTTGATGCTATTTTAACTAAAAAAGGTCGTGAATTATTAGCGCAAGGAACTGATGCTTTTAATATCACAAAATTCGCTTTATCAGATGATGAAGTAGATTATAATTTATGGGATGTAACACATCCAAATGGTAGTGATTTCTATGGGAAGGTAATAGAAAATATGCCATTATTAGAAGCTATACCTGATGAGAATCACGTGTTGAGATATAAGTTGGTAACTCTTCCAAAAAATACTGTAAGAATGCCAGTAATTAATGTAACACCTGCTTCAGTAACATTTACATCAGCTGGTGGTTTAAATCAACCACAACCTACAATCGTAGTCAATACTGCTAATGTTTCGGATAATTCTTACACATTTATATTACATAACCAATCTGTTTGTTCAATGAATGTTGATGTAGCAGCTGGTTCAGGAGTTGGTGCTACGACACCATTCTTCTTAGGAGATGATGATGCACCTAATAGTAAAACGCTTGTCGCACAAACAGTTAAACTTGGTGTGTTAGCGCAAGATGCTGTTAGAGCTACATCTTTAACAATAATAGGAAACGATACTGGTGCTACAACATCTATAACGATAACTAATAATGTTACTCTGGCTTCAATAGCTCAGCAGGGTAATACTACAGTTACAGGATAAGGAGTAAGTAATGGCAATTTATAAAGATTTTAATATTCAGGATCCAGATAGTCCTATCTCAAGTGATGTGGTGACTAATGTAAAAGACACTGTATCGTCTGGAATGTGGGCAGATGGGGCTGGTTCTTTAACATCATTCTTCACTTCTTCTACGCAAGAAACAAATAGTGGTACTTACTACTTAGATGTATATGATAAGAATCCACAATCTGATAGTACAGGCACTGTTCAGTTTTCAGTAGCATATGGACATATACACGGAAGTGGTAGTGCTGGTACTAAAGGTGTTGATGGTAATAGAGAATCTGCTACCATTTATAGACAATTGTCAAACACTCTTTTAGGACCAACTGAAGAAAGATTTTCTTTTGCAGATTCAGGCGGTGACCATACCACACCACATTATGTTTATGCTATATCTATAGCTAGAGCACAACTTCGTGAAAAGATGGATCCAGGCAATTGGGAATTACATTTAAGTGGTAGTGGTATATCAACAATGAAATTGATTGACGATAGTGGTGCTACAACTAATCCTACTGTAAATCAAGGTGGTAGAGTTTTTAATGTTGTTAGTGGTTCAATATCAGCAGGTGTAGCTGAAATAAAAACAGCTGCTACTGCACAACCAGGTGGTGGACTTGGATTATTCTATCCTGATACTGGTATCATTGTATTGAATGGACCTGTAATTGGTTCACCAGCTTCAGCTTCTTTATCAGCTTCTATAGCTTCTAATACTGAAGGAGATAATACTTCTAAGTTCTTTCAGAAGATTGAAAAGGGAGAATACTTTGCGGCTAGAAGAGAAGAAGTAATTACTTCACAGCATTATTTTTGTAGAGTACCGAATAAGGAATTTAACTTTAGTTCTAATCCAACTTTTACTACTGGTTCAGCTGGTTCATTTACTGTACCAACGTTCTTTAAAAATCCAAAGGTGTTTATAACACAAGTTGGTTTGTATAATGATGATAATGAACTATTAGCTGTTGCTAAATTGAGTAAACCATTACTTAAATCTTATTCAAGAGAAGCTATTATTAAAGTTAAATTAGATTTCTAAACTTGGGAGATATAGGTCATGTTTAAAAGACTCGACCCAAGAGACATCAATATAACACCTTTTAAAGCTTATAAGGAGTTTACTGTCACTAATGTAGATAGTGGTAGTGGTGTTTATGGTTTTAGAATAGTCAGTTCAAGCGCTCATAATTTTGATTCAAACACAGCACCAAAAACAACATTTCCATCTGCTAGTTTTTATGAGATGCCAAGTTGGTTTGGAATAAATCATTTGTATTACAAAGATGTAGAAAACAACTATAACAACTTTGGAGAAAATGATGCTGGACAACCTATACAATACAGAGCTTTACAACCATCTGCTTCTGTAATATCGATGCCTCAAAAGTTATTTGGGGAAAGAATAAAACCTAAATCAATAACTATAGATGACGACAGCGGAGATTCTACTCTAACAATAGTAGATGATGGAAATGGAAATTTATATGATAATGATTTTTCATCTAGTTTTGCTAGATTTGCTGCTAGTAATTTTACTGCTAGTATAGATGGTACTGGAAGTTTTGTCGGTAATGTTTTTTACGAACACGGAACGATGGTATTTTCAAATACAGGTTCTAAGTACATTGATGTAGGAACTGGTTTGGGTACAGATGGCTACTCCGTAACTTACAAAGCTCAAGTAAATATAAGAGAATACTCTTACCTTTGTGTTATTGGAGAAAACGAATTTAATGCGACACAGAACATATCTGCAACTTTTGAAAGAAGTGGTAGTATAAACGTATCAGGCTCTCATAGTTGGAGATTGTTTCCACCTGGTGATGCTAAATATCAATCAGGCTCTTATAAACATTTTTACGAACAAGCAACTACATATAATAACTTCGTAACACATTCTGAATTTAGACCATATGTTACTAAGGTTGGTTTGTATAATGACTTTGATGAACTGGTTGCTATTGGACAACTTGCTAGACCTGTAAAAAACGATAAAGATTTAGCTTTAGCTATTCAAGTAAGGTTTGACGCATAATGAGTAAGTACAAAAAGATAATGGAAGTTTCTTCTGTAACAGGTAGATATCCAGCTGATGAGGGAGAGCCGGATACAGGTTTTATCAGAGGTGATAAAAAAAGAAAATTAGGAACACTAGCAGGTAAACCTGAACCTTGGTTTGAAAGAGGTGGATATGAACAGGTTGATTTTCCTAAAGCGGATTACATTTATGGTAAAGGTGAAGAAGAAGATTATTCTGTAATAAAAACTGCATATGTTTCTGAAATAGATAAACAATTTGCAGCTCAATTTGAAAATTGGGAAGAGTGGGTAGCCGGAGAAAATTTTGAAGAACAGAATACTGATAGTTTAGAAGAATCAAAATACAAAAAAGTTATGAACAATGTATTGTTAGAAAGAATAGATTATTTAGATACTGCTGAAACTCTTATAAAACAATATGGTTTAAAATCTAAAGTAAAGTTTGGTAGTGGAAAAGATTTTGGAGAGTATGTGCCTGAAACTGATACTGTAACTTTAAGAAGGTCATACCCAAATGTAAAAGAATTTCTTATGACAATACTACACGAGATAGGACACGCATTAGATGCTAAAAGATTAGGAGTCAGAAAGTATATAAAGAAATATACTCAGGCAGGAACAATGGCTACATACAAAGGATTAGACCCACACGATGATAATAAGTGGGAAGAAAAAGCTGAAAGATTTGCAAAAAGAGAATTATCGAAATGGTTGTAAATAAAATCGTATAATACTTTTTTTCTGTATATATATTAGTAATGTTAACATTTAATTTGGTTATAAAAAATTATGATAGGTTTTTTAATAAAATCTCTCTGCCTTTTTTATAATTTTAAAATTAAATATTAATAATTAATAAGTACAAGTATAACAAGTAACAAGTATCAACTATGAAATCAAGAAGTGCTAAGAATAAAGGTAAGAGATTACAAAACAATGTAAGAGACCTTTTGTTAGAAACATTCAATCAATTAGAACCCGATGATATAAAGTCTGCTATTATGGGAGAATCAGGTGAAGATATAAAATTATCACCTGCTGCTCGTAAACTCATTCCCTATTCATTTGAATGCAAAAATCAAGAATCATTGAACATATGGTCATCATTAAAACAAGCTGAAGAAAATAGCGGTGATTACGATCCTGTGTTGATATTTAAAAGAAACAGAACAAAAACATACGCTGTAATTAACATAGAGAAATTTATAGAATTAATAAATGAGAATAGTAAATCTTCTAAATAGAGTAGTAGGGAGTAATGGTAGACTTCTGAACAAAGCCAATGAGTATATGTATTGGTCACCATTTGTATCCCATCACAAACCAAAATTACAAATAAACATAAAAACTCAGAAGTGGCATTGTTGGATTTCAAATCAAGGTGGTCACAATCTATTTCAGTTATTCAAAAAAGTAAAAGCTACAAAAGAA